CATCTGGATCGCAGGATAACATCATACTCCAGATCCATTCTTTAGCTTCATTACCTGCTAGCTTACGATCCATAAGTAATCTGCAGGTGGATTCAAATTCACTCCAAGTTAAGAGATCAACGCTACCATTAGCTCTACGGTCTGCTTCAATTGCTTCATCACTGGAAGGTATCTTTTTTACACCAAATGTAATAAATTTACTTAAGGCAAATCGTAAACCTGTAAAGAAGTTTTTATTATTCTCTTTAGCCTGTTCCTCCAATATCCATTCTTTATTTAACTTACTACCCTCACATTGTAACTCCACAATTACTTGCCAGGGTTCCTTCATTACTTCACTTTCCTACCAGTATACATGGGGTCATATGATTCAGCTGGTTGTGAAGAGTTAGATATAGAACCGCTATCTACATGGATAGTATCTGGTACTAAGAATCCCGCGGCTCTAGCTTGTGCTAAGGTATTAACAAATTTTTGAGTAGCTTTATAGATACCATCAGAAACTTCTTCCTTAAATCGAGTATTCATAGGACCAGGGCCACCGAGACTATCAAGAAGAGTCTGAAGATTAACCTTAATGTACATTCTTATTCTCCGTTAAATAAGTGACACGCATGAGAAATTCTTTGTACAATATTTCATTTGCATTATCTTGTTCATCCCAATAAAAGATACGTACACCGGGATAACTTTTACAAATAAATTTCACAATTCTATCCCCATCTACCTCATCCCAAGTATACGTACCCTTATTTCTTATCCATATGTCATTATCATACTGGTCCAGGAGTATACATTTATTCATTATATCTCCTAGGTAGACTCGGTACCTCCAAACTCAATTACATCATCAGGGATTTTATCTTGCCCTGCTCTAAAGAAATCATTTGTTTCTCTAGTTATAATGAAGGCTTCATTTAATTCTTTTATAGTACCATGTATGAAGTCTGCAATTACAAACGAGGGGAGATCCTTATCTAACTTTAATCCTTCACGATACTTAAGGAGTAAAGCTATAAGTTCACCTCTGAATCTTACAGCTTCTAAGTTACTCTCATCCACTCTTGTAATTTCCATTTATTATCCTATCGAACGGGACAAGCACCAGATTCACATTCTTCAGTACCTTCAAATGCCGCTGTAGATACTGCTGTTATTAGACGCGTACTTGCAACAAGCTTATCGAATTCTTCTTTTGTTATTTCTTCGTAAGGTGCTTGTAAAAATCCATGTCCTTTATGTAGCAGGAAGGATAATGATTTATGATTATCTTTATAATATTTACTGAGGTAGTCTTTTATGGCAGGTAACTCTTCCATCTTGTAGTAGACAGTGCAAGATACACTATTATCAGACCAGTTCTCTTGCATCTCTTTTACTAGCTTCAATTGCTCTATTGCTGTCATTTCTTTAGCTAATGGTGTACCTTCAGGATATGAAAATGGGAATGATACCACTATTGTATTTCTATCTTCAGTTCCATCAGAATTCATTTGAAACTCTACAGGATAACCATGTTCACGGCATACTTGTACTAAAGGATGATCGGTAGCTATACGAATACGACGAATCATGTATTGAGCATAACCAGGGTGAATACCGGGAGTAACACCTGGTAATAATGAAAGTGTACCAGATGGCTTAACAGTTGTTAATTTAATAGAAGATGCTATATTATGTGCCTCTGAATAGTCATCATCATAGAATCTTAATTGAGTATAAGTATCTCTAAGCCAACTACGTTGTTCAACATCTGCTTGAAGTATACCTGTCATCCCTACACCCATACGCATGTTATCATGTACTACTTGGTTAGTCTCTGGATGATGACAATCAAGTAACAAGGAATGCTTATTAATGCGGTACAGAAGCTTAGTAATATCAATGAGCTCTTCTTTTGAAGTGACATTTGGTAAATAGACCTCAGCTAAACAGCAAGTTTCATATGGTTCCAGGCTTTGTTCTGCACAAGGATTAAATCCTTCAACACGTGGGTCTGGATATTGAGTATCACCAAGTCTCCCGCAAGATCTACTAAGATCCAGGTTGATGAGTCCATATGGTTCACCTTTACCCTCATAACCGTGCCAGAAGTATTCATGTAAATCTCTTATATCATTACATATAACTGAATTGTTACTCATGGCTCGCCAAGAAGGTATATTACCAAAGTCCCATCTCTTGGCAAGAAGGAATTCCACATCATCACAATCACCGATAGCTATTTGTGCTGAACGACGAACATTACCAGCTACAATAATATGACCTATGATATTCATTATATCAAGGCAATCTACGGGCCTAACTTTTCTCCCCCTCCTTTTAGCAATAACTTTACTAATCTCGCTAATGCCCCAACATAAATCCTCTGGACCCGACGCAACTCCTCCAAATCCTTTAATGGGACTCCCTTTTCCTCTAATAACTTGTGTAGAGAAAGTGTAGCTTCCTTTCTCCTTTTTAGTGCTAAGGAACGCAGCTTTGAGGGTTTTTGCAAGAAACCTGACCCACCCTTCCCTCGAATCCGGTATAATAAAATCTGCTCCTCCATGATCAACTCGTGTAGGTGCTTTAAACCAATCTCTAATTTCGGGTAGTTGATCGACATTCTTCCTCTGAATATTATATCCTACACCTGAGCCTAAGGCTAACATATCCATTGTCCATGTGAATGGGACAATAGGAGAATTAACTACTGTGAAAGCACAATTTTGTAATGAAGCGAGACCTAATTTATCTACCGTCTTTGTACCTAATTGCCACCAGAATCGTCCTGCTACTGACCCTTTGAGGGATAGAAAGTAACGTACAAGACGATCTTCCTCTTCTGGAGTAAAGCCTACCTTAAGCTGATCCCTACACGCCTTGATTATTCTTCCTACAGTATCCTTAAACTCTTCTGTTGGAGCATCATCAGGAGCATCCTCATGAAATTTCCTTGAGTAAGTCCTCTTATAAGTCAAATAGCCAACAGTAGACCATGGTGTAGGCGTATCATAGGCATTGTTCGGTAACGGTACAATCATGAGTTCCTCTTGTTATTATTAGATTAGGCTAATTCAAAGTTCTCATCTGGCATATCCTTTAACCCAGATAGCCTACCTGTCTTCCTATTATACCAAGCACCCGGTATGGGACCAGTTAAACCTGTGTATCTAGCCTTAAGCACAGACATCTTGATTGTATTTCTTTCCTGTTCATCATCAGCAGTGAGATCTCTTGCAAATGCTATGATATCATGTGATATCTGCTTGATAGATCCTGAGCCTCTTATATCATCTATTGAGGGTAACTTACCTTGTTCAAAAGATCTACCACCTGTAGAAGTCTTACGTAGATGTGATATAAGACCTATCCATATCGGATGTTTCTTAGTTAACCTTAAAAGATCATTCATTATCTTATCTATTGCTTCATTCCCAGTCAATCCATCAGCACCCTCAGATACAAGAATAGTTATATGATCAATCATTAGATGTGTACATCCCATGAGAGCCATATATTCAAGTTGATCTACAATTGAACTATCCTTAATGGATCCTTGATGATCTAGGAGGACTATTCTATCATCACCGAAGATCGTATCAAAACCTACTTTCAACTCTGCTATAGGTATTTCTTCTTCAGCAGGGTTTCTATTGAGAGCCATACCTGAGATTTTTCTTGCAGTCTCTGCAGGTGATTCTTCTAATGATATAATACCTACCTTAGCTGTCTTTTCAGTTTGTATAAGATGTACTAATATCTCTCTTAGAATAGTACTCTTACCTGATCCTGTACCACTTATAAGTAAAACTATTTCACCTGAACGCATACCTTTAAGCTTAAGATTTACACCCTCTAAGCAAGCAGGGTATGGTATAGCATGTACATCATTATAATTAGTAAGAGCATCCCATAAGGCATCCTTTTTAATAATACCCGCAGGTGTCCAATAGGTAGCACTCCAAACACATTCTAAAAGTCTCTCACCACCAAACTTAAGGAATACATCTGAAGGATCTTTGAGAGGTAACTTAGCTATCTTAGCTTTATCTATACCAATAATCTTTAGAGCTTTCTTTGTGGCTTCTTCTCCTGCACTGTCATTATCGAGACATAGAACAACCTCTTGAAAACTGCGAATCCAATCTCTATTCTCCAATAATTGTGCTGTACTTGAAGCTGAGGGGAGAGCAATAATAGGATACATCTTTTTGTAACGATCAAAGGATGCCTGAGCCATTGTGAGAGCATCTATTTCACCCTCAGTGATAATGAGACGTTTACCTCCTCCATTGAAGAGATGTCTCCCAAATAAGCCTCCAGGAGTTCCTGTATAGGAGAAAGTTTTAGGCAACTTTCGGATTTTATATCCTCGCTTTTCTCCTTCACCATAAGGATAGTAATGTGTATCGATCTCGCCTTTTTCATTATAACTTACTCTTACATTATAAAACTGAGCTATAGGTTTTGTTATTCCTCTTTCTTTAAATCCCCTACTTTCATAGGCATCTATCTCTACTAATTTTGTATCACTCTTAGCAATC